CAACCCGACGACCGGCAAGGTGCAGCCGTACGGCTACCAGTAGGAGGGAAGCATGGACAGACGAGAACGCAGCGGCAAGTCGCTCACGGCGATGCTCGCCATGCTCGAGGGGCACCAGGCCGGGATGTGGACGGCGCTGCCCGCGGTCGTCACGGACAAGGCGCCGGACGCGCCGGGGGCCGTCGCCTTCGACCCGGAGAGGCAGACCTGCACGTGCGTCGCCCTCATACAGGCCCGCGCGCAGAACCCGGACGGCACCTTCGACTGGATCAGCATCCCGCCGCTGCTCGACGTGCCCGTCGTCTTCCCCTCGGGCGGGGGCTGCACGCTGACCTTCGGGCTGAAGAACGGAGATGAGGGCCTTGTCATCATCGCCTCGCGTTGCATCGATGCGTGGTGGCTGCACGGGTGGCGAGGTGACAACGATGTGCCCGCGCCGCAGGTGCAGATGGAGTTCCGCATGCACGACCTGTCGGACGGGTTCTTCATCCCCGGGCCGCGCAGCCTGCCCAACGTCATCCCGGCCATCTCGCCGGACACCGCGCAGTTCAGGACGGACACGGGGAACACCTATGTTGAACTGGTACCGGACGACTCCGCCGTCAACGTGGTCACGACGGGCGACGTCAACGCAGATGCGGGAGGGAGCATCAATGCTCAGGCGGGAGGCGACATCAACGCGACCGCCGAGGGTGCGGTCTCGACTAGCTCGGGCGGCGAGACGCACATCGTCGCCGCCGGCGGATGCGTCATAGACGCCGAGACGACGATCAACGGCAATACGGAAATCAACGGGAACCTGCACGTGAACGGGCACATCTCGTTCACGGCAGGCATCTCCGGATCGGGAAGCATCGGCGGCGCGACCGCGGCCATCACGGGCGACCTCGCCGTGACGGCTGGCAACGTGACCGCGGACGGCGTCGGCCTCAAGACGCACCACCACACGGGCGTGCAGCCCGGGGGCGGAAACTCAGGAGGGCCTGTCGGATGAGGTACAGGAAGCTGGACGCGAGCGGCGACTACACGGTCGACCCCGGCGCCGCGTGGCTGGTGAACTCGCCCGCGGCGGTCGCGCAGGCCGTGCAGACGCGCCTGAGGCTGCTGGCGGGCGAGTGGTTCCTCGACCTGAACGAGGGGCTGAACATGTCGAACATCGTCGGCAACCGGACGCAGGGTACGCGGGACCTCGAGGTCAAGCAGCGCATCCTGCAGACGCCGGGCGTGCGCTCGATCGTCTCCTACGCGTCGCGCGCCGACAGCGCCAGGCGGGCGTTCGTCGTAGGCGCGGTCATCGACACGGTCTACGGAGCCGCGCAGGTAGTGGCGACCGTCGGGGGCTGACCCAAAGCAAGAAGGAGCACAGAGCAATGCCACTCGCAACATGGGCACCCACGGTCGACGCCACGGGCATCAGCGCGCCCGACTACGACGCGATCTATGCGGACGCGCAGGCCCGCTACCAGGCGATCTTCGGCACCGACGCGTACATCGACCCCGACAGCCAGGACGGCCAGCTCCTCGCCGTCTTCGTGAAGGGGATCAGCGACGCCAACGCCGCCGCCATCGCCACGTACAACAACTTCTCGCCCGTCAGCGCCCAGGGCGCAGCCCTGTCGTCGAGCGTGAAGCTCAACGGCCTGCACCGCCATGTTCCCACGGCCAGCACCGCCCTCGTGCGCGTGGTCGGGCAGGCCGGGACGAATATCGTCAACGGCCTGGTCAGCGACGCCCAGGGCGCGCACCAGTGGGCGCTGCCCTCGCCGACCGTCATCCCGAACGCCGGGCAGGTGGACGTCATCGCGACCTGCGTCGACGAGGGTGCCGTTCCCGCGCTCGCGGGCACGCTTACCAAGATCGTGACGCCGACGCTGGGCTGGCAGAGCGCCATCAACCTGGCCGACGCGACGCTGGGCAACCCGGTCGAGACAGACGCGGACCTGCGCCGCAGGCAGAGCAAGTCGGTGGCCTACAGTTCCGCCGACAATGTGTCCGCGGTCATCGCGGGCCTGGCGCAGCTTCCCGGCGTCCTTGACCTGACGGTGCACGAGAACCCGACGGGCGCGCCGGACGGCGTCGGCGTCCCCGCGCACAGCATCGCGTGCGTGGTGCAGGGCGGCGCGGACGCGGACATTGCGTCCGTCATCGCGGCGAAGAAGAGCCCTGGCTGCGGGACGTACGGGACGGTGTCACAGCCGACCCTCGACCCGAACGGCCTGCCGATCACCGTCGAGTTCTCGCATCCCACGGCGGTCGTGGTGAACATCGTCATCAACCTGCACGCCAACCCGACGTATTCAACGGCTGCGGAGGCCGCGCTGGAGCAGAGCGTTTACGACTATCTCAACTCCGTGCACATCGGCGCCGAGCTCTTCTTCAACAACCTCTGGGTGCCTGCCTCCCTCGCTGGCACGCCGTACGCGGGGACGTACCAGATAGCCAGCATGACCGCCAACGGCGGCACCGCAGACATCCCGGTCGCGTACAACGCGCAGATTCAGCCGGGCACCATCACGGTGAACCACGTATGAGCGCGCAGCTGAGCGACTACACCGACCTGCTCACGAGCCAGCACAGGGACAAGCCCAAGTTCCTCGCGCTTGTGTCCCTGTTCGCGCAGTGGGCGGTCGACTACCGCAACCTGATGGCGGCGATGCCCGGCCTCTTCGACGTCGACGTCGCCGCAGGCCAGCAGCTCGACTTCCTTGGGCAATGGGTCGGCGCGCCGCGAAAGATCGTCGTGCAGTCGAACGCCATCTACCCGGTCGCGGCCCCGTACGAGGCAACGCTGGACGACGATACATATCGCCGCTTCATTGAAGCGATGATCGTGATGAATCGCTGGGACGGCACGCCTGAGATGCTGGTAACGGCCTTCGCGACCTTCTGGGGAGCAACGGGGACTTACACAGCCGAGCTCGACAACCAGGACATGTCGATTCTCATGTACATCACGGGGACCGAGCCAACGCCTGCGGAGCTCGCAATCATCTTGCAGTTCCTGTTGCCTGCCCGCGCGTCGGGTGTGCTCCTGAACGGAACATGGATTTCGTTCCCCGGCCCGCTCTTCGGCCTCGACCTCGAGAACCACTTCATCGCTGGCCCCGACGTCGGCTGCTTCGGAACCTTCATACCGGGACCATAAGACATGCCAAATACGAATCAGTTTCTGGCGTTCGGCACGGCCGGGGGCGCGTACGTCCTGAACTACGCAGACTACCTCGCGCTCGGCGCCCGGACAACCGGGTTTCCGACCGGGCTGCTGCCCAAGGAGAACCTCAACACGCCTCTGCGGCAGAGCTCGTTCGTCGCGGCGGCGCTGTCGCAGTGGGTCGCGGACACCGCGCCCGCGGGCCACAACGTCAACGACGACGGCGTCATCGCGAACTGGGAGGCGAACTTCCAGGCCGCATTCTCGGCGGCGAGCGGCTCGGTCCTGGGCACGACGTTTACCACGTTCAACGGCAACCCGAACGGCAACGTGGCAGGCGTGCAGGGCAACGCGGCGAGCGTTCCCAAGGTCTTCCCGACCGTCTGCTGGGACACCGCCAACAGCATCTGGTGGGTCTGCGTCGTCACGGGCAACGCCGCAACAGCCGTGTGGACCATCATCGGCGAGAGCGGGGCGTTCCCACATACGTGCACGCAGACGGGGGGCACGGCGAACGCGCCCGTCCTCGCTCCTCCTGCGGACCTGCTCGCGGTCACCGACATGGTGTCGATCGCGTGGAAGGCGACGACGGGGCCAAACACCGGCGCGGTCGTCATCACGCTGACGGGCTTCGGCAACTACCCGCTATACCAGCAGGGGCCGGGCGGCCCCACGCCTCTTGTGGGCGGCGAGATTGAAGTGGGCAACATCTACATCGCTCGCTACAACGCAGCGACGGGACGTTTCCAGCTTGTCGATTCCGCACTGGGCACCGCGGCGCAGGCGAACGCCTCAAGCAATACGGGCGTTGTTGCTGCGGTGTTAGGCGGCGTGACGGCCGGCCACTATCCGAAGTTCGGCGACAACCAAGGGACGATTGTCGATGGTGGCCCTCCGGGCGCCGCCGCTGCTCCCCTCTATCTGGACAACACATTCAACGGTCAGACGTTCGGCACAGGCGGCTTCCTCGCGGATACGACCGCAGCCGCTTGGACTGGCCTCCTGCCCCCCGCACCTGCGAAAGGAGACAGCGTCGAGCTCACCGATCCCTTCGGGACGTGGGGCACCAACAATCTCACGGTCAACCGGAACGGCAAGACGATCATGGGCCAGGCGTCCAATCTGATCTGCAACGTTTCGGGCGAATCCTTCCGTCTCATCTACAACGGCGCCGGTGACTGGCGATTGGAGTAACAATGTTCCTCAGTGACTTCCTGAGCTCGGCATCGAAGGCGGCTTTCGCCACGCTGGGCGTCTACGGCACGGGGGCGATGAAGCCGACCATCGTCCTCTTCGACACAAACCCCGGCACGCGCAATTACACCGTGCCCGCATCGTGGACCGCGGGCACAAAGATTCGCGTGGGCGTTGTCGGCGGCGGAGGTGGATCGAACGCGAAGGCGGGGTCGGGTGGCGGCTATGCGGAAAAGATCGTATCCGTCAATCCCGGCGATGTCATCAGCTACACAGTTGCAGCCGCCGGAGTTTCCAGCGGATCACCGACCGCAGGCGGGACTTCGTCGTGGGGCGGCGTGTTCTCCGCAACCGGGGGCGCGGCTGATGCAGGTGCCGCCGGCATTGGTTCGGGCGGTGATGTCAATTACAGCGGCGGCGTCGGCAACAACAGCGGCGGTGGGGGCGCTTCTGGGCATCGCTACGGCAACGGCGGAGCGGGCGGCGCTTACGGGGGCGGGGGTTGGCTGAATGCGGGCGCAGGCAGCGGCGGTAATGCAGGCGTGGATGGCTGGGGCCTCGGCTTGATACCAGGCAGCGGTGGCATCACCGAGAACGGCACCTCGACCGCACAAGCTGGCGGAAACGGCGGTTACGGCTCGGGCGGCGGAGGCGTCATCGGGAGTGCGGGCACGAGCTACGCAGGCTGCGGCGGCATCGGCGGCGGAGGTGGCGGAGGTGGCGGCACGGCCAGCTCCATCGGCGGCAATGGCGGCATCGGCGGTGGCGCAGGCAAGGGCATAAGCGGCAACGGGACGGCCGGAACGGGCGTCGTTTTTATCGAGGTGCTCGGATGAAATACGCATACATCGTCAACGGGGTTGTCCATGAAGTAATGGACACGCCTGCTTTCACCAATCTGTCTATCGCGCTCAAAAGCGAGTGCGTGCAGTGCGATGACTCGGTCGTGCCGGGCATGGTCTACGCCAACACGGTGTTCACCGCGCCCGCGCCCACGCCGACCCCTCCTCCGCTGCTTCCGCAGCTCACGCCGATGCAGTTCTATCTCGCGTTCACGCCACAGGAGCGCGTGCTCATCAAAGGCGCGAGCGATCCCATCGTGCGCGAGTTCTGGGCCACCTACGAGCTCGCCGCGCAGCAGGGGCAGAGCATCGACCCGAACCTCAAGAGCGTTTCGATTGGCTTGCAGTATGTGGTCGATGCGGGCCTTGTGCACGCAGACCGCGTCAGCGACATCCTGAAGGGAGTGCCGCAATGAACTGGGAGGCCCACCAGCAACGCAAGGCACGGCCTCCTGAGGAGAAGCGCGGCCTGCGCTTCGACCCGACGATACGCGCCTCAGACGTCCTCGTCATCATCGCAGGCCTCTCGTCCGTCTTCACCGTGTATAACGCGCTCGACAAGCGCGTGGCTCTCCTGGAGCAGAGCAACGTCGTCGTCCAGCAGACCGTCCAGGAGGTCAAGGGCGACGTCAAGACGCTGCTCATGCGCGGGAGCGACCCCCAGGCGTTTCCGGCAGAAAGGGGGGACGGTCATGGGCGCAGTCGCTAGGACGGACATGCAGCTGTCTCCGCACTTCCGGCTGCTGGAGCTCACCCACAGCGACACCGCGGACGCGCACAAGATCGACAACACCCCTCCCAGCATCTACCTGCCGCGCCTTATCGAGGTCGCGAACATGCTGGAGCGCGTGCGCGCGGCGCTGGGCAATGTCGCCATCACGGTGTCGAGCGGCTACCGCTGCCCCGAGCTGAACAGGCTCGTAGGAGGGCAGCCCGCCTCCGACCACATCTTCGGCTACGCAGCCGACTTCGAGGCGCCGGAGTTCGGCTCGCCCTTCCACGTCGCCTCGTTCCTCGCTCCGCACGTCGAGGAGCTCGGCATCGGCCAGATGATCTACGAGGGCGTGAGCGGCAAGCGCTGGGTGCACGTCTCGACGCGCGAGGTGGAGAGGCCCGTCGACCGGGTCATCACCATCCACGACGGACGGACGCTCGTCGGTGTCGTGGGCATACCCGGGGAGGACGTCGCATGACTCAGACCGTCACGCAGGTCCACGAGGAGAAGGAGACGCTGGTCGTCGACGTCATGCTGCCCGGGCACGACCCGCGCACGACGGCGTCCCGCCTCTTCATCAACACGCGCCAGAGGCTGATCGACGACGGCGGCGCGTGCTTCATCTGCGGCAAGGCGCACACGCACGACGACCCGCTCGAGGCGCACCACCACCCCATCGAACGCAGCTTCGCCGAGATGATCGACTGGCGGCTCTTCGCCGCGGACTGCAGGGCCGGCAAGTGGGGTCCGGCGTGCGCCGCGTTCGACTGGGACGCGTTCCTGGGCGCGCAGCCATTCAACCCGTACGCCTTCGTCGACGACATGCGCGTGAACGGGCTGCTGCTCTGCAAGGCGCACCACACGCGCCCCAACGAGGGAGTCCACACGCTCCCGTTTCCCATCTGGATCGCCCAGAAGTACGGCAGGGAGGGCTTCCAGTTTTCCGCAATCGAGATCATCCATCACCCCGGGCAGGAGCCCGCAAAGGAGAACGCATGAAAGACCTCATCTCGTCGCTGCTCGCGAACTCGACCTTCCTCAAGATACTGGGCGTCATCGGCGGCGTCCTGCTCGTGCTGCTGGTCATCGCGATCAAGCACTACTGGCCGGACGCGGACTCGACCCTGCTCGGCATCCTCGCCGCCTCCGGCGTCGGCCTGCTCACGGCGACGGGCGTCTACCACGCCGTCGGCGCGCGCCAGGCGCAGTCGGGCCGCAGCTCCCTCGGGGCGCTCTTCGCGCTGGTCGGCCTCGCCCTGAGCCTCGCGCTCCTGCAGGGCTGCTCGACCACCGCGACGAGCTGGTATGCGGGCATGGAGGCCAAGGCGCACACCGACCTCGCGCGTGCGCTGGACGCGGCGAAGGACACGCAAAAGGACCTGCTCTGCGACACGCCTGCGTCTGTCCTTCAGCGTGACCTGAAGTGGGCGCAAGCGCGCGAGGACGTGTGCGGACCCATTCCGACCTCGGGCGGCCAAGGCATTCAGCCCTCGCAGGTGTCGGACATCCTGCGAGCTGCGCGCGGCTTGCCCGCGGCCAGCGGGGCGCAGTGAGCGCGTTTCCCAAGCCCCTGACCGTCACGCTCTTGGACGACAGGAAGGGCCTCTGGCGGATCGTCGGCGACTTCCCCTACCAGTCGGACCTGCTCGGACGGACGCTCGTCGTGCCCAACGGCTTCGTCACCGACTTCGCCAGCGGCCCGCGGCTCGTCCAGGGGCTTCTGACCGTCGCGACTGACGCGGGCAGGCCCATCGCCGTGGTGCACGACTGGCTCTACTCGACGCAGGCGGTCGACCGCGCGACTGCGGACGCCGTCCTGCGCGAGGGGATGCTCGCGCTCGGATGGCCCGGATGGGTCGCCGAGTCCTTCTACCTCGCCGTGCGCGAGTTCGGGCAGAAGCACTGGGACAAGCCCAACGTGCCGCAGACGCCCGCGGTATCACTCTTCATGGAGACCAGCAAGGCATGAACACAGACAAGCTCCCGCCCAAGGCGTTCCGCGCCTTCGTGGCGGCCATCCAGGAATGCGGCGCGCACCACCTGCTGCAGGGCGCGCCGGACAAGCCGATGGAGCTCGCGGGCCTCGTTCCCTCCGACGACGACCCGAAGGACTACCCCTACGTGCCCACGATGCGGCCTCCGCTCAACGAGATGGACTTCCGCTCGCAGTGCCCTCCGATCCGCGACCAGGGGCAAGTGGGCGCGTGCACCGCCTTCCACGTGGACTCGCACTGCGGGCGGTTCGCCAAGATCGGCGGGCGCGCGGACACGGCCTTCAGCGCGCGGGCAAACTACGCGATGTCGAGGCAGCTCATGGGCCTCACGGGCGACAGCGGGGCCAGCCTCAGGGCCGCGATCCACGCGGCCTACAAGTACGGCATCCCGACGGAGGCGCAGTTCCCCTACGGCACCGACTGGCAGGCGATCATCGACACCACGACGCTGCCCGAGGCCGTGATGGCTGAGGCCGCGCAGAACAAGATCGACAGCTACTACCGGATCGACCACCTGCCAGCCGAGGAGATTGCGGACAACCTCATCCTCAACAGGCGCATCGACCACGTCCTCGCGGACGGCGGCACGGTCGGCATCGGCATCTTCCTGTTCCGCTGGTTCTACTTCGTCAAGGGGCCGCTCTCGACGCATCCGCAGCTGCGCAGCAACCCGAACCCCGCGCTGCTCAAACCGGGGCAGCAGTGGAGCGACATCATCGGCGCGCACGCGATGGTGATCGTGGGGCGCAGTGACGCCCTGGGCGGCTACATCGTCCGCAACCAGTGGAACACGACCTGGGGCGACGCTGGCTACTACCTGATGCCGTTCTCGGACACCCAGTTCGCGTTCGAGTTCTGGGCCGTGTTCGGGTTCGACGGCGACGACATCGCGCTCAAGCCGTACGACGTCACCTGTGCTGAAGCGCAGGCAGCTCGCCTGTACCGCTGCGCGCTTGGCCGTTACGCGGATGCAGGCGGCCTCGCCTTCCACACCGACGTCGTGAACCGCTACGGCGTCGTGACGGACGCACAAGGCTTCCTGCAGTCGCCCGAGTACCAGAGGCTCTACGGGGCTGCGCAGACGGACGAGGCATTCGTCACCGCGCTGTACAAGAACGCGCTACGCCGCGATCCTGACCCGAGCGGCTTCCAGTTCCACGTCAACGCGCTCAAGGCCGGGCGCACCCACGCCGAGATGCTGGTCGACTTCAGCGAGTCGCCGGAGTCTCGCGCGCTGCTTTAATTCCCTGCCGCAAGGCAGCACCCCTCAAAAGCAATCGGGGCCGCTGGCCCCGATTCGTGTCTTTTTCATTCCCAGTATCTATCGCTTTTTCGTCTGACTGTCAGACGCCCCCACGCCATCGGCACCTGACGAGTCGCGGCGAATCCACGCGCCGCTCGCGTCAGGCTCCATGCCATCCACGGTCCATGCATAGCGGACACTGCCGCTCTTCGGGCCGCACGGCATGAAGCCGATGTCAACCCAGCGCGGGTCGCCGAACTTGCGGAAATACAGGCTGCACGAGCGGCGACCGTGAGGCTTCTCGGTCCAGTCGGGCGTGGACTTCAGCACGTTCTCCTCGCCGTCGCGGAACTTCAGGTCGCACGCCTGTGCGATCATCTTGAGCAACGGTTCCTGTGTGTCATCGCAAGCGTGCGGCTCCCACGGCACGAAGATGAGGTCGAGGTCGCGGGTGTGTGAGCCGATCAGCGCGACGGTGTAGCCGTCGCTCCAACCGAGGCACCGAGCGATGGTGAAAATGCGCGCATAGTCGGGGTCTGCGATCACAGCGATTCGCCTCCGTTACGTTGCGGATCAGCAGCCGTCACACGGTCCGGCACGCCAAGGGCATTGCGCGCCGCTGCCCACGCGGCAGGCTCCCGGGCGTTCGCTTCTCGCATCAGCCTGTTGTGCTCAGTTCGCATGCGTTCCTGCGCTGCGCGCAATTGGTCGCCGGATGCGTTGGCCGGGAGGGTGAACTCGTCGGCGAGTCGGTGGGCGCGGTCCTTGAGGTCGCGCACCGCCACCAACTCCGCCAGCGCGTCACGAATTGCATCAGCCATGCTTCCCTCCATCAGGTAAGTTCACGCCAGCAATGCCTGCACAGCCGAAGTCGGCGCACAGCACGTTCGGGATGTCGTATCCGTGATCGCCGACAGCCTTGCATGAGCCGAATTTCGGGCACGCTGCCACGCCAAGAGCGTCCCGTGCGATGCGAGCGGCGCGGCCAAGATCATCGGCTCGCTTGCCTTCCGGGTCCATGTCGGCGATCCGGCGCAATGCCGCCTTGTGCGGCTCGAAGTCAGCGTCGTAGAGGCCAAGCTCTTCGGACTTACCGACTAGCGCAGCGAGTGGATCGGCAACCGAATCCACGCCATCGGGATATGGCAGCTTCGCGACCCGCTCGCGGACGGCATCAACTTCCCATGCGATCTGGATAAGGCGGTGCTCGCGCAGAAACTGTGCCGCTCGCTCCAGCGTGGTCAAGTCCTGAACTTGTTGAGGGTCGTTCGGCTGAGGCGAAACAGTCATCGTAGGTTTGATAGATGGACTCATGCCGTGTGCCATCCACATCTCGCGAGCTCGTCTTCCGCGCTCGGTCCAGGCGCTGACGATGATCGCGACAGCCTCCTCGCGCGTCAGCTTGCCAAGGTCGTAGTGCCGCCACTCCTTGCTTAGGTAGAGTTCCGCCGCTGCGCGCTCGACTCCCACCCACGCTTCGACCTCCCTCTCCTCTTCTGCGGCCTGCGCGACAGGGGAGCCGGGGAGGTGCAGCTCGCCGTCCCAGCCGCTCCCTGGGAGCGGAAATGTGGAACCACGCCCGCTTGCCTGCCAGCCGCCGCGCGTCTTGATCCAGTAGCCGCCGAGGGTCGACTTCGCGACGGTTCCGGTCGGCGCGTTGTCAGGAGTCAGTTCGGTCATGGCTTCGCCCCTTCACCTCTCGATGCAGATTGCCGTTTCCATCGCACTGCCAGCCCGACTTCTTGCAGTGCCCGTCGCGGACCATGCAGCCGGGATAATGCAGGCCCGGGTCATCCACATCGGATGTGCAGACAGAGCACTTCGCCGTCTCGATCACCACAGCATCTTCGAGCTGCTTGTGCATCACATTGAAGACTGAAAGCTCAATGCTCCAATACGCGTAATCGGAGCCAGGCAACGTGCTGTCTCGTGCGAGTAGGATGGCTCTGCGCCATGCCTCTTCATGCGAGATGAGGTCGTGCGGTACGACGAACTGCGGAGTCCCAGCCTCGCGGATGCACGGTGATTTGCCGTTGTGGCACTCGAAAGAGACGTCGCACTCGCCGCAATCGCGGGGCTTCGCGATCAGGCGCCGGGGCATGGATGTCGCCGGCCCGCGCAGCATGAATAGGGGCGTCGATAGGCTGGCTCCGGGTGCTCGGAGTTGCGGAGGCAAGTCCTTCATGTGAGCGATCACGAGCGGTTCCCATTCGCTGTTGCTGGAGGGTGCGTCTTCGCGCATCGCTTCCTCCTGCGGCGTCTGGTGGCCCAAGCCGCGCACAAGCGTGATGCTGTCGCCACTTTGGGGTTTGTACGGCGGCGGCCGGATGTCGCTTGAGTGCAGCACGAAATCTTTGCGAGTGTAGGGAAATTCCTGCCATCGCGGTTTCCATTGGGCGTAAAACCCGATGCCTTGGCCTGTCATCGGGTTGGCGATCGTGTAGAAGTTGTCAGCCGGGATGCTGTAGAAGATACCTTCTGGGATGGGAGGGGGCTGTTTGCTGTTCATGCTGTGACCTCCTTATCGGTCGTCGTTGCTTGCGGGGGAGCTGCGTCGGGAGGCAGCTTGCGCAGCCACGATTGCGCGAAGTCCGCCTGCCCGTCGGGCACGTTCTTCCCGGGCTGCCCGCGCTCGGCGTACTCGGCCTCGCAGCGCCAGATGCGCCCGTACTTGCTGTGGTCGCCGACATAGGAGATCACGACGACGACGAGGCCGATGTTCGGGCTGTCCTTGCCGAGCAGGCCGTCGATGACCTCGCAGCGGTCGCCCGCATGAATGGGTTCGTTTGCGCTCATCGTCTCACTCCTCGGGGAACGTGGTGAATATGATCTTTCGCACCGTGCTTGGCGCCGGAGGGTTTTCCTTCCCGTAGCGGTAGCCGTTCATGTAACCGACGTTCTCGGGATCGCCGTGGGGATGCCCCGTCGGCCTCGCGGGAAGCTGCGGAAGTCGACCTGCGCGGGCGTCATCGCATCCGCGCTGCCAGTAGCTGAAAGCGGGCCACGCGCACGTGCTCATGTGTCGACCCTTTCAACCAGAGGCGCGGGGGAGAAGAGTAGATGGGCCTTCACGTGGCTGCGCCACTGTCTCATGGTGTCGGCGTCCGTCCCGCTGAGCGTGGCCCAGTAGTCGGCCGAGTTTCGCGCGCAGTATTCGATCAGGCCCCGGAATAACGTCTCGTGCTCTAGCACGAGCTTGTACCAGCGCAGGCCGTACATCCGCATCGCCTCGTCGACCGTGCACAGGTCCATAATCGGCGTTCCGGAAAGCGACAACGGGTAAACGCTGCCGCTCTGCGGTCCGATCATCACGCCTTGGGTGCCAGACGCCTGGGTGTTGATGTACTGGATTTTGGCCTGCTGGGTGCCGAAGACCATGAGGATGGGCGCGCGGTTCATGACTTGCTCTCGAAGTAGGTAAAGGCGGCGTAAACGACGGCTATCACCGCCCAAAACACGGACATGAACTCATGCCCATGATACCCGGTCACGTAAGCCAGGATGATCGAGGCCCAGAGGCCTGTACTCGTGCTGGGCTTCATGGCTTCCCCGCGAGGCCGCAGTAGCCGTGCACACTGCTTGGGCGGCCTCCATCCCAGCGCCACATCATGCACTTGCTGCCGATGCAATGGTGCTCTTGCTGGTTGCGTCCATATGGATCGACGTTCGTGGCGACGGTCCCGCCATTCTCCCCGTTGTATGCGACATGGCGCATCGGGCACCACTTATCGCTTGCTTCCTGTTCGTTCACGGTTTCGCTCCTTTCCTGAGCTGGTGGGCCACGAGCCTGGAGGCCAGCAGCTCGTTGGCCAGCGCCGCCTCCAGCTCCCCGATCGTGTCGCGCTCGGCGAGCAGCGTGTTGGTCCTCTGCGCGCGCAAGAGGAGCTTGAAGCGGTTCGTACTGACGACGATCCCGGCCCTCCTGGCCTTCTCGGCGAGGATCATGAACCGCGACACGAGCTCCGCGTGGCAGTCCGGGTCGACCTTCCCGCTCACATCTGCACCCTGCGCCGCCGCGGGTTGAGGTCGACGCGCGAGAGGCCCTGCTGGTGCACCTCGATCTTCTCGCCCGTCAGCGTCACGGCCTGCGTCGCGGGCAGCGCGGCCGGGAGGTCGACCGCGAAGGGCGCGCGCCTCAGTTCGTAGTCGTAGCCGTACGGCCACGGCTTGCGCAGGCCCCGCCACTCGTGCGACGCCATCAGCACGGCGTGATCGACGAAGCCTGCCTGGCGCGAGTCCTGCACGGACACGCCCCTGTGCCACTTGTTCAGCGCCGCGGAGTACCACCACAGCGAGCCGTCCGGCGTCTTCGCCGAGCGCTGCTTCAGCTCCCAGTAGCCGTCGCTCTCCGGGCGGTTGCGCGACCAGTCCGTGTACCCGCACAGGTGCTCGCACTTGTCCAGGAGGTCGCCGATGTCCACGCACGGCTTGAGCGCCGTCTCCAGCGCCCTGCGCGCGCTGACGCGGTCGGCCACGATCGTGGCCGCGACGCCCGCGCTCACGCGCAGGTCGACCGTCGCCGCTGGGCCGTCGTCAGGTTGCGTCAGGTCGACGATCGCGCGCCTGCGGGCCGCGCCCAAGGGAAGCGCGAGCTGCTTCCCCTCCTCGTCTTCGGGCAGCTGCGCCCTTCTGCGTTCGCTCATCTCGTTCTCCTTGTGTCCGTCTTCCGGTCCCGGGGCCTGCCGACATCCATCGACGGCAGGTGTTGCGGCTCGAGCTCCACCCAGAAGTGCAGCCAGCGAAAGACGCGGGCGCGCGGGTGGGACTGGGCGCGCCGATGCACCGCGGCGGCGCGCGTGTAAAACTCCGATCCGGCGCTGCGGCACGTGGCGCAGTGCACCTCGTCGCACTCGGCCATGGCGCGCACGACCTGGTTGAGGTCAACGTCCAGCGAGATCAGGAAGCGGGCAGTCGGCAGCGCCCTCTTGAGGGGCTCCAGGAGCGCGTTCGTGCGCTCGACCATGCCCTCGAGGCGCGCGACGTCCTTGCGGGGCACCACGGGCGCGACGATCGTCACGGGGGCGCGAAGGGCGCGCTCGACGGTCTCGACGTGCACGCGCAGGTACGCGACCTGCGCGTCGTTCAGGCCCGCGCGGCCCATCACGAGGCCAAGGCGGTAGGAATCGGCACCGATCACGGCCTCGGCTCCTTGCGCTTCACGGACTGGTTGATGATGCGCATGCGCAGTCGCAGGTAGGGATGCACGCACAGCGCCGCGTAGACGAACAACGCGATGCCACCTGCGGCGAATCCAAAGAAGCTCATCAGGGCGACGAAGGCAGTGATCTCCCAGAAGGCGAGCGCGACAGCCGCAGCCTCGCGCTCTTGCCGCTCCTCCAGCCGTTTCTTTTCTTCGGGCGTCATGGCTTGAGCACCTGAAGCGCCCAAGGAATGCCGGGCGCGATGTCAGTGCAGATGGTGACGGCCGGATGCCCGTTTTCGGCGCGGGCATCGCTGTAATGGATGGCAGTCGGCGCGGGAAGCCCGTCATCGCGGCAGTCCATAAGCAGCTTGAGGCCAACCGCCTCGAGCTGACGGACCTCGCACCCGTCGAGCAGCGGGCTGTCGAACGTGATGCTCAGCTCGGGATGGTGCGGCAGCGTGCGCGGGTCGATGCCGCTCGCGAAGCTGTCGCGGAAGACTGTCGGGTCGACAGGGGCCGGAGGCAGGACGACGGTGTGTCTCATGGCTTATCTATACCGTTCTCGATGACGGTCCCGCCCTGCGTCTTGCGCACCACCGCCCCGCCCGCGAAGCCGCCGAAGTCGTGCGACCGGTGGTCGACCAGCCAGACGCACCGCCCCTCCCGTGCTGCCCGCTCGCGCAGGCACTCCAGGAGGTCGCGGATGCCCTGGGGCGATAGGCCCGCGGTGGGCTCGTCCCAGACCTCCAAAGGGATACCCGCCCCGGTGCGCGAGCGTATGAGGTCCGCCAGGCCCATCGTGG